ATCATCCGTTTCATTACCACTTAAATCAATATCAGAATCTTTACAATCACATCTTTCACACCCATCTTCGGTATATAATAACAAAGGTATTTTAACATTTTTAAACCAATTATCCGCATATTTTACTCGTTTTGGTTTTTCAGGGTTATCATCACAAGGTTTACCAATCCATTTTTTTAATTTACAAATCGCCTTTCTAATACCATAAATCAACAATTGTATTAAAAAGACAAGTTGCATTATTAAGAAAATAACCGGCCATAAAAATGCAAGTAAGTGCATAGGAATTATTATTGCCCTAAGCACAAATTTCATAAGTGTTAAAAAGAAACTTAACAATATAAAAATTGGAACAAATCTATATTGAACATCATTAACAGGTAATTTATTAACTGACTCTTCACAATCATCAGTATTAATATTTTTAATCTGTAATGTATTCCAAGTAAACCTTCTTGATGTATACCTATCCAATAATTGTGATACAGTATAAACTTTGTTATACTTCATAAAGTAAAAGGTATCAACACAATCAATTGCTTCCAATGGGTCATTATAATCATACCAACTTAAACTAAATGCGTATGAACGTTCCAAACTATATTTTGCCAATGGTATTTTTTCAAATACCCAAGTTGCAGTTGCTTGGTCGTCCTCATATGTTGGTGTGATTGCAATTACGTCATTTGAATCTAACACAATGTCAGTTTTATTTCCAACATATGGATTTCCATCTAATTCAACCACATAATCAGTCACATTTGTTTTAGATTTAACACGATACACATAACCCGACTGACCGTTAATATAGATTGTTGGGTCGTTTGTTTCAATTGTAAAAGTTTCAGTATCATATAATAATGGGTCTTCACCACTAGTCGTCCATCCATGTTCTTTAATATTTGGTACTAAAAAATACCCTCGTCTATTTTCTTCTTCAAGACCAGCAGGTTGTTGCCACTTTATCTTAAATCTATATTTACCATTTGTTGGTATCCCTAATTTTGGGTCATCACTTAAAACTCTTTCCCCATTCTCATTAGTATACACATAATCCAAATTCATTGGGACTTCAACTACCCAAGTTCCATCAGCATCAATTAGTTTACCATTCTGTGGTAAATCATATTTTTCTAATATAGGGTATCCATCGTCATCAATATCTATCGTTTGTCTTATCGCAATAATTTGACCAGGTCCTGATGTTAATAAACATAATTGACCTAATTTGGATTTAACTTTACATCTTCTTCTAACTTTTTTAGTAGTCTCTGATGAGAACATAGAACCCATAAAAACCGCAGTGGGTTGAATGGTAATATTACTTGAACTATTACTTAAATCAAAGTCAGTACGAGTAATACCAACTTGACAAGTATCATCTTGTCCCCAAAATGCATTAACCTGAACTATTTTTGTTTCATAAACAATTTGGGGTAATTCATTAAAGTTATTTGATGTTCTAAAAAAACTTCCATTAAATTGATTTTCACTTCCTCTACCAATTCTAATAAGGTCTTGGGGAGTCATTGAAAATTCTCCAATGTCTGACAAGTCAATATTCAATACAACCGTATGTGTTCCAACAGGAACCCCATAAATCATATAATCCCCACTCTCGTTTGTAGTAACAGTATATTTGTAATATTTTTCAAATAATTCAGCGGCAATAGGGTCTTTTAAAACGTCTTCTCTTGTTGGGAATGTTCCTGTTGCAGAGTGTCCAACATATGATGGTGTATATGGTAAGAGGTTATATCTATAACCGTCTTCATTCACATCTTCAAGTGTTCTATAAGGATAGTATGAAGTTAATAAAGGATTATCCTCATCTTCAGGTTTTATTGGAATAAAAACAGAAACTTTAGCTTTAGGTAATCCGTATCCCCCGTTCACAAAAACTCTACCCGCAATAACTCCATAATTTGCACAACCAATAGGATAAACATCTTCTTGTCTAATCTTTAAAGACAATAATTCAATCTCTTCAAAATCTTGATTAATGTTTACCGTTAAGTTTTGGTCTTTGCCAGGTGTAGTCTTAATCCTATATATTTTACTCATCGGATTTTATTTCATAAATAGTTATGACGGCATTTTTCTAAACGCAATCATAGAAATAATAAGTCCGAATAAAATAAAATAAATTAAGAAACTGTAACTGATTGGAAGTTTTTCACCCTTACTCTAATATCTTTGGTCGGGAACCTAACTTGATATACTTGGTTTGGTAATGCGAAAATAGTTCCATCTTGTGGTGCAATCAATTTTGTCGCAGAATCGGCATATGCCATAGAAGTCTGAGATGATGAATATTCCCCTCCTATTTCATTGAATATGTCAATTTGTGTGACGGATATCACTCCATTCTCAGATTGTAAAATTCTATTAATCTCTGATATATTAACATTCTGTCCCAATTCTCTATTAGCAGGACTAAAATAATTAGATATCTTATCAATAATTGATGTGATGATATTACCCTGATTTTGTGTTGATTCTAATACAACATAAACATCTAAACTCAAATCAACCACATCAGCAGTTTCAATTGCAATGTAGTCATTAATCATTCTGAAGTTAGATAGATAAGTTGCAAGGTTATCCAACAATGCATTTGATACAGTATTAGTCAACGCTCCACCTGTATCATATGATAAGATTTTAACTTTAATCTTATTCTCTTCTTCCATTACCGCAACTTTAGCAGGTGCCCCAAATTGACTTGGCATTTTTCTAATTAACGCCTCATAGTCATTAACTGTTACCGCTCTGTTTTGACTTGCGAAGTTAAACGCCACATAGTTTCTAACCTCTTCAAGTGTAGGTTGTCCTGCTCCACCGATTGCCGCAGTTACGTTATTACAACGTAAAGAATTAATAACCGCAGTGTTTGTAGTTTCAGATGGTCCGTTTACTACAAAGATAACAGTTCCAACCTGATTGATTGTATTAACACCAATATTACTTCCAACACCACCACCTGAACGATACTGAATAAACAATGTCGTATTTGGTTTAAGTGTTGAACCTAATGAGAAGTTATTTAAGAAATTTTGGATTGTCGGTAAAGTTCCTGAATTCGTGAATTCTCTCAATTGGTCTTCAGCCGAACCTGTTCCACCACCAAAAGTTAATTTCATAAATCCCTCAGGTGTAAATTCACTGATAAATCTATTATTAGTTTGTATCCAAGTACCAATCTTAACACCAGGCTTATCTGATGGTTTTGTTGAATCTTCAATGAAAACTCTATCTTGAGCTAATGCGTCCACCTCATACCATCTACCATCAACACCCAAAAATTCTTGTGGACCCGGTACGTTAGCATAATTGGTTCCGTCTTTTTGGATTACACTTGTAATACCCAAAACATTCTTACCAGGTAAGAAAATTTCATAGAATGGTCTAACATCGTTTGGTGTGATTACTTGTTTGAATACTTTAGTAACACCATTAACAACCAATTCTCTTTTAGTAATAGTATAATTAATTAAGTTACCTCTTGAGTCAAAATTAGGAATCTTTAATCTGTTTGGATATCCTTGTGAGTTATATGGTGAAGTAAAATCAATATCGTAAATTGTCTCAAATATTTGTCCCGCCCCAACAACTTGAGAACCTCTTCTCAAAATACCTTCATATCTTTCATCATCTTTATCTCCATTAGCCGGTACTGTAATTGAAAATTCAACTAACGCAACTGAAGGTCTTTGACCAGGAATTTTCAATCCATAAGTTCTTGCCAAATTATAAACTGATGAACGTTGTTGAGCAAATTGTAAAACTGTTTCTTGAACACTTCTATCAATATGATAGTGTAAGTTATCAGAAACCGCAGCATTCAAATCCATAAACACCGAGAACACCGATGCATCATTGAAGTTATCAATTAATTCAGGGTAGTAAGCTTTTACAAAATTTACAAGTTCTGTTCTAATTCCTTGGAAGTCCCTTACGGTATACGATATTCTTTTTTCAGCCATAATTTTATATATTAATTATTACAAAATCTTTAGAGTTAAATACGTTATCTGTAATAACATAATCAATCCTAACTTTTGCAGTATATTCTCTATTACTTAATCCCGTCATATTATAACTTCGTCCTCCTGAACTTTCTGTAGATACTGAAGAGTCAACGTCGTCATTTGATGCGTCTGTAATTGAGATATTTGAAATTTTAAGGTTAGGTATATATTTTTCACAAGATTGTCTAATTTCAGATTCAATATTATCGAAAGTCAAACTATCCATAGGTTCAAAAATATATTCATACAATCTACTTCCAAAATCAGGTAAATAATATCTAGACCCTCTTCTTGTTAATAAGAG